ATATGGGTGTAATAGATTACCCAGCGAGAGTCGAGGAACTAAAAGGATATCTCAACGGCGATGAGTGTTGGGGTGAAAATATATTTATGATTTGAAACTTTAATTAAGGAGAAGTAAGATGGGAATTACAGAAACACAGTTGTTAATTAAGTATGGCATACCGTTGGCTGTGAAATTGCTTGACAAAGACCAAGACCCCAGCGAGGTGGCACATGATGTTGCCAGTGCAATTGATAGCATTGCTATCACGAGAGACATAACGCAAAAGATAGCCAATGCACCAGATGACAAAGCCGCCAATATAGTAGAGATGTTATTCAAAGTACTCACTGGCGGACTGGATGCGGTAGGTGGGCTATTCAAGGCTGTATTTGGGGTACTCGATGAAAGCTAAACTCATACTAATTCTGGCTTTGTTAGTATTTGTTTCTGGCTGCGGGGTTGGTAAGCATGGCGGTCGTATCAAACTACTCGATAGTGACGGAGCGATTATAAGCCAAGCTGAGGTTGAGGTTGACCGCCAAGCTTCACTGACCCTTGCTGATGGCGACAAGAGCGTAACCTTTGATAGTCGAGGGGACAGCACTTGGGGTACGTTCCTCAAGGGTATGATGCAGATTGTTACTTTAGGGATAATAGCTGACTGATAGAAAGGGAGGTATTATGGCGAAGATGGGGCCATTTGATTTGGTAGTTGATTTCCCAAATGCCGACGAAACACAAGGGTATCTTGACTGGCTAAAAGAATTTCGTGAAGAATCAAACAATGTTGTATTAAGTGTTGAGGAAAGTATGGTAGCAAAATGAGGAATATGAGCTTTTCCATGACAACCGAACAGATACGGACTCAGACAAAAACTGTCACACGCCGGTTAGGTTGGCTATTCCTTAAAACAGGCGATCAAATATAAGCTGTCGAAAAAGGAATGGGACTCAAGAAGGGTGAGAAGATTAAACGACTGGCTGTTATTGAGGTCGTTAGTATCCGTCGTGAACCCTTATCTTTTATTGACCAAGCAGATTGCTATAAAGAGGGATTTCCCGACCTAACTCCATTGGAGTTTGTGATAATGTTATGTGACCATTATAGCTGTACGGCTGAAACTGAATTTTCCAGAATCGAATTTAAATATATCAGTAAGGACAATACTATGGCAAGGGCAGGAATACCAAAAAGAGATAGCAGCGGCAAGGGTCGCAGAGCGAATCAGGGGCGTGGAGATTGCAAGGCTACCCGCAAGAAAGGAAAAGGAATATGTTCGAGCTAATGAATAGTGGTTGGAAGTTTAATTTCTTTGCAAATGACCTTGGTAGTTTCACAGCAATCGCAACAAAAGAAGGCACTGAGGTTGTGACAGACATTATGCCGACAGGAACATACTTTATGTTGGTAGATGCAATTTGCCGCAAGGTTGAAGACGAGGCGGCATGTTTGGAATATGCAAAAAACCTATAGAGTTAGTAATGGATTGAAAAGTTAGATGGAAAGAAAGTAAAATGATACAGTTTAGGGCTAAAGACATAAAGACTGGTGAGTTGGTTGAGGGGTATCGAGTAGATACTTATGACAAATTTTATATTATACCGCTAAAACATAACCAAAAGATAATAGACATCAATGGCGAAGGCCATCTTGAAGACATTGGCTCTACGATGATTGAAATTGACCCAGTCACCCTTGCCGTTACTTTCGGCACGAAGGATAAGAACGACAAGCTGATTTACGCATCGTTCGAGTGTGAGGGTGGAGAGATGTCGAAGGGTGGGGATGTGGTTAAGCAAGTTATTAGGGGCTGCTATGATGAAGGATTAATTACGTTTCATGGTGGCAGGATATGGATTGGCGAAAGTTCCTTATTGCCTCTAATGGGCGAACTTGAAATCATCGGCAACCAAATGGAGAGAGTAAATGAAAAAGTTTAGAGTATTATTTTACAAGGCCAAGTTCGGCGATAAGAAATGGATTGACGATGGCATCTCGATTTATACAACCTTTTGGAATGTACTGGGACTGGCGTTTGAGCCGAAGCTGGCGTGGCAAGTGTTTCGCAGGCGGTACTCACACGTTGAGATATGGCTACCGGATGAGGGTGGGTTCTTCGTTAAATGTATCTCTACAGGATGGATTGCTAAACACGACAACGATAAGGTTATTATTAGCAAAGAAATATGCGGCCAATGTTTTACTTCCACCATGCGCGGCGACGACAATGGCACGGTGATACGACCTGCAAGCGAAGTGCTAACTCATCCGGAGCGATGGGATTATATTGAGATCATTGAACCATACGACCATGTGTATAAAGAAGCCGTGAAATGGGCTTACCAACAGGTACATCGCAATCAAGGCTACAATAAGCGGACTATATTAGACTTCTTCAATCCATTCAGGCGGACGCGAAAGTCAGGGAAAGACGAAAAAAACATCTGCTCGGTAGCGGTAGAGGGATTTTTATGGAAGTTGGGCATGTTTGAAAACTGGATGATATGGTCACCTGTCAAGCTATGGTGGAAGCTGTACAAGCAGGGACGCAAGACGAAGTCGTTGAAATAAGTAACATAGGTTACATCGAAGGGTCAATGCAACATAGGTTACAGGAAATAATATGCCATGCACTAAAATACAAAACGGCTTTATCTGCCATGCGAACGTTGAGATTATTGGTAAGTATCTCGTTGAATTTCCGGCGACAGGCTGCCCCATTGCATTAAAAAAGGACGGTAGCCCATATCTGCGGATTCCCGGTGGCAGGGATAAGTTTTATAAGATGATGGAGAAATAAATGAAACTGAATAGAAAATGGGCGATGCCAAGCCGCAATACTTTTTCGATACCACCAATAGCAGAATTTGTGGAAAGGTACTTGTCGGCAAGTGAACGATCGGTTGACCCATTTGCAAGAAATTTTAATGGTGCAACTATTACAAATGACATGAACCCAAATACTCTTGCAGAATATCACCAAAAGGCTGACGATTTTTTGGCAAGCCTCGAAGGTCGTGGGCTGTTCGACCTCGTACTCTTTGACCCGCCATACAGTCTACGGCAAGTCAAGGAAGTGTATAGTGGAATGGGAATAGAAAAACTTACGATGGCAGAAACCCAGAACGTGGGACGATGGACGAAAGAGAAGAATGCCATCGACAAGATATTAGCCCCTGGTGGCTATGTGTTATCTTTTGGCTGGCATAGCAATGGTATGGGGAAAAAAAGGAATTATAGAATTGAAGAAATATTACTTGTTGCGCACGGGTCGGCGCATAATGATACTATTTGTATGGCAGAGCGAAAAATAAAAGGGTTATTTTAACAGCAGCATTAGCGTTCAGAACATTATGGAGGCAGATAAATGAATAGCGGGTTACCTATCAACGAAATAATTTGTGGTGATTGCATTTCAGTTATGAAGGGCTGGCCAGATAACTGTGTAGACTTGGTATTGACTGACCCGCCGTATGGGATAGGTATAGCGAAAAACCCATTCAGGCAGAAACACAAAAAATCTAACTGGGATGATAAGCCGATGGGGGTAGAACAAACAATGGAACTGCTAAGGGTGAGTTGTGAGCAAATAATCTGGGGCGGAAACTACTTTAATTTGAAACCCTCACAAGGGTTCTTGGTATGGGATAAGTGTCAGCCGTTTACTTTTAGCTCCGCTATGGTTGAAATGGCGTGGTGTAGTAGACAATCGCCAGCAAAGATGTTTCGGCAAAGGGTCACAGGGTATGAAAAGATGCATCCTACCCAAAAGCCACTTAATTTAATGATATGGTGTTTAGAGTTCCATGGTGAAGCCACCGACCTAATCCTTGACCCTTTCTGTGGTTCAGGCACGACCTGCGTAGCCGCCAAGCTGTTGGGCCGTAACTACATCGGCATAGACATATCAGAGGAGTACTGTCAGATAGCAAGAGACAGGATTAAAGCGGTGGAAACAGGAGTGCCAGTTAACGAAGCTAAAAAAGGCCAGAAGGGATTGTTTGAGGAAACAAAATGAATAGCCCCAGCGGTACAAACACAATACTATTCCCCAATATATTGGTCGTTCACTCGGCGCGTTGCCGACAGCCGCTGGGGCTTTTAATATACGGCAGAACGAACCCGCCTGGCGAATCGTGCTTGCAGGAGACAGAAGGTCTGTGGCCTGCCTGTCGTATATTTTAATTTAAGAAAGGAAAATAATGAAGAAAGAAATTAGAGACAACATATGTCAAGTTTTTGACAGGTCTGATGGCACATGTATCAATCCATATAGTAAGCGAAGGCTCTTGGAATGTGAGGAATACAAGCAACTTCAAGCCGAACTCGACATTCTGAAAGAATTCGCACGAAAGGTAATCAAGGGCTATGTGTGGGGGTTCGACGGTGAAGGCATAGAGGAAATTGCTGAAAAACTTGGCCTTATTAAATCGATTGTAGTCACTGAAAAATATGTTGATGAAGAAAGCGGCATTGAGGTTGGTGACACTATTTTTGTTTTTAGTGATATATTGAAAGAGCCAGAGAAAGGGAAATAATGAATGTATATGAAATGTTTATGTTAGAAAGCAATTGCATTGAGGGTGAAGAGCGACTTAATCCTTGTGACGATGATGCCATAGATTTGGCCTTAACTGGTATAGAGACCGAGAACGACATACTTAGTTTACACAAGTTGCTCGGCGAGTACCTGAACAAAAGCTGGGTTGGGAAATACCGACATGTTAACGTGACCGTTGGCAGATGTGTGCCACCCAAATGGGAAAATGTCCCTCTTTTGATGCAGGATTATGTACAGCGACTACCCGACATGGACTCATTTACTGCCCATAATGCGTTTGAGAAGATACATCCATTCCGAGACCTTAACGGTAGAGTTGGCAGGCTGATATGGCTAAGCAAGGCTATTGACGAGGGATACACGTTCTCGATGCCCTTCTTGCAGAAATACTATTACCAAACACTTAACTATTTTGAGGAACTATGAAACCGACTCATCTATTCAAAGTCTTGTCAGTTAAACTATGGCAAAAGTGGTGCAGGAAATTGGAACTTAAAAAGCGTAGTCAGCGATGGCAGAAAGGGTGCGATATGACTTTTGACAAAGCTGAGCAATTAAGAGAGGAGGGTGAAGAGTAATGTACACAATAGATGATTTAGAACGAGACTTAGCTAAACGAGATAAAATTCTCAAAGAAATTCGTGCCGACAGAGGCAAGCGATATGGCAGCCCTGATGATACGCTTGGCAATGTTGCTGCCTTTGGATGGATTGGAGCCGTTGTTAGCCACTACGAGTGCGCGTGTCGCCTAAGAAACGCCGTTAATAAGCTCATTGCTGGCAAAGGAATTGATGTCGATGATATTAAAGATGCGTGCAGGGATGCGAGCAATTATGCCGCATACGTAGAAATATTACTTGAAAGGAATGAACTATGTCCAGGCGAACAGTAGTCTACATCTCTTGTCCGATGCGGTTAGGTAATTGGACCAAGAATGTTCGTACCGCTGCAAGGGTACAGTGTGATTTGATGCGCAAGGGGTACAGTGTCATCAATCCTATTGGTTCATGGCTAACCGACATTGTTGAACCCCTTGATTTCGAGACGTGGATTAACAACGATTACGGATTGATTGATGTTAGCGATGCGATTATCCGTATACCAGGGGAGTCAGAAGGTGCAGACCTTGAATGCGACTACGCTATTAGGCAAGACAAGGAACTGTTTTGGGATTTACGGGAATTATATGGCGAGCTACCCACAACAATAACTATCAACGAAATATAAAATAGTACCCAATGCTTTGCGAAAACCCAGAATGCAAATACAAGTTTGAACCGTTTGTGAAAGTAAATGGCAAGCAAATATGCTATTGCTGTTATATGGATCAGTCGTCTGCATATGGGGCTGGTATAATGAAAAGGATATACATTCGGGAAAGGAATCGCGCAAATGAAATACCTGATAGCAAATGATTTCCATGGGATATTTAGAGATAAAAAGACCTGCAAGATGCTATTTAACTTCATAAAAAGAGAGAAGCCGGATAGCATCATCCTTAATGGCGACATTGTGGACTTTTATTCTATATCTAAATTTGATAAAGACCCATCAAGGAAGGAGGATTTACAGTACGAATTAGATGACACATATAACCTACTCGTCGACATCCGTAACGCCGCGCCACAGGCCGCTGTACGCTACACAGAGGGCAATCACGAGGCGAGGCTAACCAAGTACCTATGGAGTAAGGCAAGGGCGTTAGCATCGCTCAGGAGCCTTGAGATAGAAAAGCTGCTCGGTCTAAAAGAACTCAATATATCCTACCACAAGGGCGGAATATGGGTTGGTGATTTATTCGTTTACCACGGCTCGCTTATCAGAACCAAGTCTGCCCTTACTGCCCACGCAGAAATGGCCAAGAATGGGTGCTCCGGCATATCAGGGCACAGTCATCGAGACGGCAAGGCAGCGGTTAGGCAAAGAGGGGGGCAATTAGTTTGGTTTGAGAATTTCTGTATGTGCGGATTGAATCCTGAATACATCGAAGGTATTGCTAACTGGACGCAAGGCTGGTCAGTAGTTACATTACAAGGTAAGCGACCAACAGTAGAGCAAATACCCGTCCTCGGCGGCAAATACACTTATAGGGGTAAGGAATATACCAAATAGAATTACGGCTTAATCCCATTTTCCTTACAGTACAAGCGATAGATAAGAGCTTCGAGTCTGTACGATACAAGGTCGGACTCTTTTTCCGTCATGTCGGAATGGCCCCTTGTTAGGACATGGAGCATTTCGTGAACAAGGGTTTGCAACGGGCTGGTATTACTTGACTGTTTTTGGGTGAGCGGCACCCAAATATTTGCCTTGAGATAATCTGCCCTTGTATATACTCCACCTATTGCACCCTCCGCAAACGGCATATCCTTTGGAACGGCATCGCCTGTGTCGAGTGTTATTTCCCAATCACGCAGATTGAATTGGTTTTGGCACCACTTTATGCACTTAACCAACTGTGCATGTGTTGTCGGTTTCCACTTGTATTCTTGTATAGCCATATTACCACCAATAAAATAAGGGCCGCCCAGCCAATGGGTAGACCAGACAGCCCCAAAGGAAGGGAATTATTTATTCTTGCAAAGCAACGAGTCCTCGCCATTAAGAGTGAGCTTAGAATCAATCGAGTCGAGTCTTAAAGACAGATTGCTTATATCTTTCCGGACTAATTTTATGTCATTCCGTAGTGTAATTATAGCTCTGTCATGGGCAATATAAGGCCCCACTATGGCCGATATTATTACTAACACTACTGCTATTTTTCTTAACGCCGTTAACTCTCCGTTGTTCTTTGTCATGTTAGATTTCCTTTTATCTAATATTCAATAAAGACTGCTGTTCAAATCTCGATAGTGATTTACTTTTATTAAGTTCTTTCTTCAACATAGACCGCTTTTCTTTCCTCGTTATATCACGAAGTAGTCTGGTCATTCTCGCCATAGTTGGCACTAATCCAGATGCGCCCGGTTTCATCTTGAATCCAGCCGTTAAGAGTTTAACCCCCTTTGGGTTTGTTGCTAATTTCGCAAATGCTAATGGACCAATTGCCATTGCTGCACCAGCACTGAATCCTACAAAATCACCATCTTTTGCACCTTGCCACATCTTAACTACTCCAAGCGTTTGTGCCCCGCGAGAAAACAGGGCCGCTCCTGACGGTGCGGTTTTTCCTGCAATTGCAAATAAGTCTTGTATTTTATCAACGCTTTCCCTTATAGCTTTTTCGGGGAACATCTCCCCAAACGAAGAACGCCCCATCTTCCTAAGAAGGTTATTGTAAATTCTTGGATTAGCTACACCTTCTTTAGTCGCTTCTTCGACGGCATTAGCGACCCATGCTTGCCGAAGCTGGTTCCATAAAGCCTTACCCTCCCTACTTGGCTTGCCGCTTATAGGTTCTACAAGCGACTCCCGTAAGAGCCGTATTGATTTTGGGTTGTTATTCGGGAATAACTCCTTAACTACCCTTGATGGGTTTTTTAGTAATCTCTTTGCTAATGCCGGAGCAAACGTAGTTTCAAGCCCTTTCCTTGAACTTTTATATAACGAATTTGTATTCCTGAGTAAGTTTTTCGCCTCTTGGCTAAGACCCTCTGTGGTCTTCGGATTAAAGATAGCATCATCTGTTATACCTGCAAGTTGCTTAACGATCCCTTGGCTTTGGTCTACATCCCTTGCCATTTTTTGAACATCTTTAAGGAAAGAAGATCGCAATTTTCTCATATCAGAAAACGACAGAGCCTCCTTAAGACCGAGAATTTTCTCAAGTTTCGACTTACCTGTGGGTGATAGGAACTGGCCATTCAATCGGCTATCAGTAGCGAGATGTTTCCGGGCAAATTGCTTTAGTGATTTTGTGCCGACCTTAGCTTGATTTCCAGCTAATTCATCAACTTGTTTAAATAATGGGTCAAATAAGTCGTCAAGGATGTTAAATACCCTACCGCCTGGACGTGAGATTCCGCCAGCAAATGCCTCACCAATCTCTTCTGGCGTTTGCCTTGCAACCCCCTCACCAATAGCCTCTATGATGTTATCAGCAAACGCCAAGACAGCCTTGCCCTGTTTTTTTTCAAACTCTTGGAATATCTCTTTTGCGCCAAAACTACCACGACTAAATGCTTCGCCAATTCTCAAAGTAAATTTATTATCTAATTCTGTTGGCGAAAAACTACCGCCTACTTTAGCGAAATCATCAACTAATGCCGCCGCTTCCGGGACAGTCTTTTTAATAAACGGAGACAAAACAAGTTTTCCAGCTCTAACCAAAGCCCTACCACCCACTTCAGTTCCAGCCTCTATCGCAAACGCCCTCAACGCTTCTCGTTTTCCAATTAAGCGTTTTTCTTCTATCCCTGTTTGGGCTGCTTCGCCAGCCACTCCACCAACGCCAGCCGCAGTGCCTGTTATCAAAGTTGCCAATATAGCTGCGTCATCTATTGGGCCTGGAATAAGTTTACTCGCCGCTATCGCGAAGGCTAACCCGCCCGCAGTCCTGCCGACACGCCCCCTATTTAACATAGAGTGGGTCTGAGTTGACAATCTTATTTGTTCATCAGAAAAACCCATGCCCTTTAACTCTTGGATTGCCTGCTGTTTTGCTTCATATCCTGAACTTCTCGGGCGTGGCCCAACAAGGCCGACTGGTGTAATCCCTCCCTGTGGTGGCTGAAACTCTGGTACTCTCTTGGCCGCTATTTCTAACAAAGAGCTAACCCTGTTATCAATATCTTGTTCAATGCCTCGAAGTTTTTGCCTTGCAGCGACAAGTTGCTCTGTCGGGATAGCCTCAATGCCATCGGCAACGGGCTGTTGCGGGACTTGCGACTGTTGTCTTTGCTTGATAAGTTCTTCTGTGGACAATGCAGTTATATCGGCCATTATTGAATTACCCCCCTCCGCTTTAATTCTGCATCAATTTGCTCTGGCGTGAATTGCTGTTGTCCTAATTGGATATCAAATCTTTTTCTACCACCAAACACAATCTTTTTATTTAACCCTATTTCGTCGGCTCTCACTGAGAACTCGTCAAATGCCGCATTTGCTGACACCTTGGCCTGATCGAGCAACGTCTGCGCCATGTCTACTAATGCCCTCCTGTCGTCATCTTCTATCGCCAAACCACCTTCCAGCAACTTAGGTATCTGTGCCGTAATTCTACTCATTAAAGAAGCGCCCTCTGGTGTTCTTGCAAACTCACTTTCTCTAACAACAGACGTAGGATCGAGCATTTTTTGAAACAACACACCCAGAGCCTGATCTGATGCTATCTTGCTTTTTTCTCCAGGCTGTAGGGCTTTTTTTAATGCCGCCTGCATCCCTTTTTCGCTTCTTTCAATTATTTGGAAATTCTTTATTCGTTCGTCTGCCCTGAACTCCTTAGCTTGCGCAATGGCTATGGCTGTCTTATCTTTTGCCGATAAACCCTTCCCACCTGGCTCTGATATAATCTTAATATTGCCTTTGGGGTCTGCCTGAAAGACAGTGCCGTTAGGTAATCCAGTGGCATCGCCTTGCTTCGCAACCTGCAATTTACCCGCCTTAGCCTCAATAGGCTTTGCCGCCCTTTCCGGCAGTCCACCTACATCTACCGGCCCAGCACCAGTTACGCCCATCTGAGCCTGTATTGTAGCTATCTGGTTTAACGCCGCCTGTTCCGGTATCAATCCCTTTTGAAATCTCTCTTGAATATCCTGTATCTCGTTTAACGCTTCCATTTGTGTCATCGGCGGTTGGGCGCCTACCTGCTTCGTTTGCGCCTCTATTTGTAATCGCCTCGCCCTATCTAATGCAGTTTCTTGTGCCGGAGGAGTAAACCGTTGCTGTAGCTGTTGGGTTAAGAATTGACCTGCAATCTGCTTTCCAAGTGGGCCTTGCAACCTGCCTATAGCTCCAGCGAGATTACTCCGATCTCCTTGACTAAGTAGGCCAGACAGGACTTGCAAATCAGCAGTCTGCTGTGACTGTGCCTGTTGTTGTAGCTGTTGTTGTATCTTTGTCTGCTGATCCGCTAACAACTGCCTGCTAAGAGCTTGCCCTAATGCGGCACCAAACTCACCGCCAAAGTTACGTTCTTGTATTACCTGTAGTGGCATCTTTAATCCTTTTAATCTTAGGAATTAACATTCCGGTTTCCCTTGCGTATCCCACATAATCCTGACTTTGCCGCAAGACCGTTTCTTCCGCAACTATCCTTGACAGAAAAAACGCCAAAGATATGAGAGATATCCCTATTATTGTGTGAATCATGCTCGACCCAACTATTATCAATAAACTACCAGTGTATGATGGGTGCCTTATGTACTTGTAAATCCCAGATGTAACGATATGTTGCGGCATTTTCAGTTCAAGAGAAAAACTGGACTTCAACTGTTTTATTGATATAAGTCTTATACCAATTCCAATAATCAATAATATTATCCCAATATATATCATATCAGTGCAGCTAAACTTGCCGCTGCTCCACCAAGACCCGCACCAAGACCACTCATACTTGTGCCAAGGCCCGCGCCAAGACTACTCATACTTGCACCAAGACCACCTGTCCCCAACAGACCTGCCGTCCCTGCTGCACCACCAGCACCTGCTGTGCCAAACAACAAGGGTGCAGCCGCTGTTGGCAAGAAAGATGTTGCTAACTGCTGACCAAAGCCCGGTGCTTTTTGGCTAATTGCAAACGGCTGGACATCCAGTAGTGATGTAGCTAAACCTAAAGATGGGTTATAAATCGGCTGCTGCTCCATGAATTGCTCACGACCTGCTCCAATCTGTTCCTGCTTTAAACCTCGTTGCATGACACCTAAATTAGCCAGTTGAGAACTCAATTGACTGGAGAGCGCTGGAACCTGTGCTTGTCTGCTCAACGCCGCTTGCTGCGCGCCAAACTGCTGGCGGCCTAATTGATCCGCCAAGCCAAGTTCAAGATTGCGCCCCTGCCTGCCGAGTATATCTGCTGCACCACTACTCCTCGCCATGCCCTGTGCACCAAGTGCAGCCATAATAGCAGGAATGGTTTCCTGTTGGAATCCCCGCCTCGCAAACTGTGCCGTTGGCTGGAATTGTCTTTCTATTTGGGCGGAATCGGCAGGCTGAAACGCTTCTGCTTGTACCGTCTGCGGCAAGCCACCAGCAAACTTAAATGCCTGCTCTTGTAGTGGGGCAAACGGTGCCACTCTTCGTCCAGAATAAGACGGGCCAGGTTCACCAATTTCGGGCAATGCCATGTCTCTCATAATCTTTTTAAATATGTTGCTTTGCCCACGCGTAAATCTCGAAACACTTTCTGAACCGCCGCCACCAAGAAATCTCATAAAAATCGAACTATGTCCAAGTCCTCCAAGAGAATCCTTGAGCATGTTATCGGTATCAAAAGCATCAAATCTCATAATCCATCTCCATTCTTATTCGCTTGCTTCGTGTAAACCCATTTTTCTCAAAGGCCGCTGAATGGGTAGTTGTTATGTATATTTTTTCAATCTTCTTAAATTTCAAATCTCTCAATACTGACAATGCGCTTTTAATTGCATTCTTATCTTGATATTCTTTGTCTACAGAAAAAAGATAGACGTAAAGTGATTCTTCTATTAAATCAACCGAGAACCAAAATACACCCTTTACATTACTCTCTTTGTCGATGAGGACGTAAAAGAATATGCTCTCGTTACTCAATAACGACGGCCCAAGCAATTGCAATGTATCTACATTGAATTTGGCATTCTTAAATTGCTCAAATAAATATCTTGGTATTTTGCTAAATAATATTGCCGCGATCGAACCATCTGGGTCGGTTATTGCATTGGTTCTTAACCTTAAGAATTTCAAATCAGAGAAACTTTTTTTATCCATATTTTCCCCTATTTTCCTCTCCTTCTACCCCTACCACCTCGCGGTTTTGCGTCGCCCTTCTTACCTACACGAGGTGTCCCGCGTCCACAATCACCTTTTCTTGCTACCATTTTAGTTCTCCTTAATTCCCATTAACATTACAACAATTCCCCCTGCTTGTTTGATGTATACTTGAAATAATTTCCTCTTATATGTACTACATCTGTAATAGTATCTTGAGCATCTCCACTTAGTCGTGTTATCCTCCAGAACATAGCAACATCTGTAGATGACGGCAAATCTATTCCAGCAATCTCAACAACGGTTAATCCTTCGCTTGTAGCCGAGGCAGTTGATACTGCGGTTAAAGTCTCTTGAGCCGCTGCTGTAGCATCGTCGTTTGGACTCATGTATAAATACTCAAATTGCCACTTACAATCACCTGGACTTACACCAGTTGCGTGCCATCCAATACCAAATGTTGGAGCAACACTTCTATCTATATCACAAGGAACCTTAACTGTCCCACTTATGCTCTCCTGATTAGCTTCAATAGCATCGGCAAATTCCCAGCAGCCAGTTAAGCCGTCTTCAACAAACGTTGCAGGTTTAGAACCTGGAGCCTTAATGCCATTAGCACCAATCCATACATACTTAATTACTCTTGCATCACCGTGTAGCTCTGTCTCACCATTGGATTTTATTTCAACGTAATCAGTAGTCGGGCTGCCTAATCTTAAGGCAGTTGCTACGTTAATAACACCATTTGTTCCATCACTGTAAATCTGTAAGTCAGTGTCGGTGTCACCAAATACTAATTTAACACCATCTTTCATCTCCTGCTGGCCATTTGTAGTGTTCCAGACAAACTCACGCTCACCATTCGCACTTTCGACAAAAGCTGCGTACGTTGAATCTACCCTTACAGCAATTCCACCTACAGTAAAGACACTGCCAGTTACAAACACTTCACCATTTATAGTAAGAAAGTCATCAGCAATCTCTAATAAATCTTTATCTGATGATGTTCCAATCTGTGTGGTTATTAGTTGTGTTAATGTTGTCTCAGCAAAACTTGCATCACCTGTTACAAAACTTACCCAAGCATTTCCTGTATCTGTTGAACTATCAGCAACACCACTGTCCCAGACAAATTTTTGATGAGTCCCTGTATATGTATAACCCATAATAGATGGAGTAGACCCTGCATACCACCTATCATGCCCACCTATTCCAGCAAGAGTAAAACCTTTGTGGTCTAAATATGTCAAAGTATAACCATAACCACCGACAACAACACCCCCATTAAAACTACCACTTCCAGCCTTTAACGCTCCTGTTGTTGTCAAGTCTTCATTACCAAAACTGATAGCACCAGTAGAGTCAGTGATTGAACCAGAGGAGATAGTCATTGTGCCAATTACCGCTGACGTATTCACATGAGCCTCATCTATATTGGTAATATCAAAACCGCCCCAATCAATATTAGCAGTTGGGTTGTTACCACCGTTAATCCTTAAATATAACCCATCAAGTCCAGATTCATCGCCAGCGATGGTTATTGACCCTGCGGAATTTGTGATATCTATCAAAGAACCCTCGGTTAGCGTAGCCATTACAGGGTCATTACCAGTACTGCCTATTGGCAATTGCCCATTAGACGCGGCGGGAAGGGCTGTGATGGCCGAAGTACCAGAACCCACCAATAGCCCACCATCGGCCAAAGAAGTCGCGCCAGTGCCGCCGTACGGAACTTCTATGGTATCTGCCTGCCATGTACCACCCGAAACTATGCCACCATTGACAAAAAATATGCTATCTGTTAGCGTGGAACCTATAATTGTACCATTAGCATCGATATCATCCGTAGAAGTGATCTGCTCAGCCTGCACAGTACCCCGAAATATGCCATTTGTAAAACCGGACAAGTTGTTATTACTCCATGTTGCAGTGTTGTCCGTAATGGCATTGCAATATATATATCGCCACAGAAGCGAAGAAGTGCCTATGTCAAGTAAACTATCTTCTTTTGGTTTTTGGTGAGATGTATAGACATCCCCCAGACACACAGAGGCTAATAATAATATTAAAATAAGTTTTTTCATTCAGGGCGCTCCCTTACCTGTACTTGTGTCCACGTACCATTTATTTTCACTTGATCCTCAAGATTGTCGCCAACCTGCATCCTCCGCCACGTTCCATCAGCATAAGTTCCGTCAGCCTGTTTCAAGTCGAAATAAACAGCTTCGCCGTCAGTCAAATCAATAGCATAATTCGTTGCGTCGGTTATCTTTTCGAGTAATCCTTGCAACGTTTTTACTAATTCCAATAAATATTCGGCAACCCTCACTGGATTTCCACTACGCAAAGCATCTTCGTCGTAAGGGATTCGGATATTAGTATCAAGCCTTTCAAGTTTACTTGTCATAAATTAACCCTTTCGGCTGGAGAGAAATATGGCAAAAGGGCGTGTATCTTCGGCGTATTACCTTTTTCGGTATGAGAGATTTTTATCCTATGAAAATTGCCTATCTCGCCATCGCAATATATCCAAACCCAAAACTTGTCAACCGTGTTATCTGAACTATCACATGAGATTGTTTTTGTCTTGTACGCTACCGAACCTGTATTCTTGTAAACAGAAGCCGTAAAGGTCGCGCTTGCATCGTTGTCTACGAGGAACCCAATCTTGCTACAGGAAACTTTGCGACCCTCCTTCACAAATGGATTAAGAGTACTTGATAATGAATCTATCGAAATCTTACCACTATCATCATTAGTTGCATCAAACTCACCATCGCCCCATTTGTAAATCTGGCTATTCCTACAACCAATGAGTGTGAACGGCGTAGGATTCCCCAGGATATCTATGGCTGCTACATCCATATCGCTACCGATAGCGTCGGAATTTCCTGTGTGAACTACATCTATATTCCCAATAGTAGCCACGCTCTCGCCTGTAAAGCCACCAATAACATTAACGAAGAACGACTGGTTAGATTTATGAACAAACCAGTTTTTTTCTAAGAAGTTATATTCCAGTATTCTATCGGGAACGGTTGAGCCGCTACTGGCATATGTGAACAAAACACTATCACTCTCTTGCCTGTAATATGACGATATATATTTAAGCCCGCTAACATCAAAATCATCTATAATACCACGAACATTCTCTAACTCGATATGCCTTATTTTGAAGTTATCAAAAAAGTCAATATGAGTAGTCCCTACGCTACAGAATCCATCATCGAACTCAACTCCTGAATATGGTGAATAGCTATATTCTATATTCATAAGTTTATCCCATTTAAACGGAATATCAGAGTTGCCCGTAGACTTTAGCCGCCATAAGGAATTGGTAAACCTCACAATAATATCTTTGCCAACAAAGCCAGCGGACACAATAGCATCAGGAGTTGGGGCATCAACATAGCCAGCGCCGGCAGCGAGACCATCTGTTTGTAAAACTGGGGTATAGCGCGCTCTTCGTACATGTGCAGTACCAAATTCTATTGTGCTTAGGAAAATCAACCTGTCGTCTTTTACAAATATAAACCTACAAGTTGTTAAATGATTATCCCTTGCCTCGGTCGAATCTATCTGGTAATTAAATGCCTCAACATCACCAGACCCAGTGTATTTGTATATCTGGTTTTTATAATTAACCATATATCCAGTGCCGCGCCAATTGCAGAAATGAAAGCGATCTTCAGGCCCGCCGGTAAATATGTCTGAACCACCGGATATATCTGTTGTCGTTTCATTAACAGCATCATAAACATTCACCCTCTTCGTGTCCATTATAAGCAACTTAGGCTTGCCATTAGTTTTCAGGTAAGTATGTATCCCTGTTATCGTAGTATCAGTCTGTGGCGTGCTACCGTGTTTCATCGTAGCAAACGGACTATAACCAAGCCGCTTACTAAATACACCCTTGCTTACCTCTATGTTTTCAAGCGTAGGGAATCCGTCAAGCGGAGTAAGCCACGGCTCTAACCCAATAGATTTTGCTGTTCTAAATCCGGCTATAAGAAAAGGTTGATAAGGCATTATAGTCCTAAGTCATGTATTCTATAAGTTATCCTGACAGTCATTGTTCCTGTGCCAGTTGTATATTCGCCGCCTGTATTTAATAACCGTACAAGTTGATTTTTTTCAGCAACAACATCGGTAGTAAGTGCCAAGGTTGACGGAACAATTCTTGCTTCATCGTCTGTGACAGTAAGGAATCCTGTGGCATCTATACTTGCAGAAAGGTCTGTGCCAGTGGCATATTCTATTACCATGTCATCTGGTGCCGAAGGTTCTACGTAAGCAGTACCAGCGTTATGTATTAAAACAGCACTAATAAATTCAATAACGGTATCAGCACCTTGCGCCGCAATTAAGGTTTTTGGACTTGCTGCCAATGCTTTTATCTCATCTGAACTTATTTCTACCGAGCGAGTTATTACTCCCCTATCGATAGGTGAAGAAAACGCACCACTATAATAATAGCTTATAAGGTCTTGCAGGTTAGCAAATGATAAGTACTGCATCTCAGCTATATAAACCGTCTGAGATGTACTATCCTTTTCTGTTATAGTTACAGTTCTACTGCTGTTATCAGAGTGAGCACTTGCTGCCTGTTTAATACCACAATATGTCTTCCATTCATTGGACGCGGGTATTTTCAGAATAATACGACCTGATGAAACATTAACCCAAACCTCACCGTCTGGATTCTTAATAGCAATGGTAAAGTATTTCCACTTTCCGGTCGCGTCCTCTCCACCTGCACCATAGTCAGTGAAAGTACCAGACGTAGCAACTGATTCAGGGGTTAGTGAAATTACATTGCAGTTACCCCTAAGAACGCCATCGCCCGTAGTAAATGTTCCTAAGTCGGCTTCAAGGGTTTGATCTTTTCTTATATTATTACTCAAATACTCACCCGCCGCTCTTCCGCTTATTATGCTCGTCCTGTCTGGGCAGCGGAATACCGAGTATCTATCTTCTTTGTATGGTAATTTCGGATGAATACCACACCATGATGTATACCCGCCGCCCTCAAAAGTTGCTGCCAGTGGGTTATCAGATGGAACAATAGAATTATCTATAATTGTAGAGTTTGATTCAGAAAGTGCCTGTGCCTTAGAAATACCTTCGAGTATTAGAGATGAGCTATCCATTCGCACAGATACACTTTTGCTATCTCTAAAAACAATCTGTCGTGACAAATCCATATAAACATCGGTATCTGTGCAGGTTATATCCTCATCAGTATCATCCGTGAAATGATGGATTTCTACCGTATTTTCTATGCCATTATCCTCAAACCAAACCCTATCGAATGATACCGATGGATTGTTTAATCCATAACAATTTCTAAGAACCACGCCTGGCCCTTGGTTGCTTTGAATAATGGTGTCGCTAACAACGGTCAGCCCCATGCCTGGAGTGGCATCATCTATATACAAACCAGTTTTTTTATTCTCATCTATCTGGCAATAATTTATCTGGTTAATACCGGCTTGCATTGTGCTGGCAGTCGCTTTTTGAAAGTAAAGACCATAATTGTTTTCCATGAAGAATGAGTGAGTGGCCGTAAAAAAGTAATTCCCATATTCCTTATAAACACCATAATCCATGTTCTGAATAAACACGTGGTCAATGTGTAAATATCCTCTGGTATTGGAAAAGGTTATGCCGTTCTTTGTTCGATCTGTGCCGTCTAATTTGAGATTACTTATATACGAAAACTGTCTTTCATCGCCAGAAGATGTAATTGTAATAGCATAATCATTGGCAGAAACGGGTTTGATGATAGTTTTAAGGCCGTCACCCTTCATCCTGAAAGTCTGATCCCCTGTTATTGTGGCTGTAATAGTAGCCAAATAAGTTCCCGCTGGTAAATAAACAGTACCGCCATTAGCCACCGCTGCCAGTATCGCCGCATTGATTGCATCACTATCATCGGTAACACCGTCGCCAACAGCACCGTATGTGCTAAGTTTTACATTTACAATTGGGGTGTCGAAATCACTGCCGAAAGCATCCTCTATGGCTTCCCAATTAGCTCGTATCGCTGCTATACCTACATCGTAATCAGTATTATCAGCGGGTTCGGTCTTATCCCACACGCCAAAGCATATTGAGGTAAGGAAAAGAACAATTATAATCATGTAGCTTGAGTTTTTCATATCTTCACCTATAAAAAATAGTCACATCAATTGTAACCCCATTAGCGCCAGGGTCTTTATCTATGGTACCTGTCAAAGTTAAAGTCCCGTCAACCAACGCCGCCTGAAAATCAGCGTCTGTTGCACCTATAGGTATTGCTTGCTTCAAGTGAGTTGTAGCATCAGCCAATGATGCCTCACTGAATAGTGTGGCGTTTTGTTCAGATGCTATCGCTACCGTGGCAGTCAAAGTCCCATCAGTGGCCGCACTAATCTCTGCCTCAATCTGCTCGATAACCCCATTGATATTCGACAATGTTGCAGTGTCTATCAATCCTGCGCCAGAAGCACCATTCGCATAAGTTAATTGCGCAAATGACTGACTCGCTACAGGAAATTGCCTGCCATCTCTTCTTCTATCTGCCATGATTTATTCCTTAAATGTGCGCTTGCGTAAGCCTGTTTTTTAATCGTTTATATTTGTCTAATTTGATAGAATCGAACATATACTTTGTCGTTTTCGCTAATTCTTCAATTCTTTCCTGCCCACCTCTCGGCGAAAGATAAAGAAGGACTGCACCGCGAGCTATTGCCGGCCCCCACTTTTGATCGTCTGGTGTAGCTGTATCAATAGTTAAAGCAGTTGGCCTGTTAGCTATTGTGAGAGCTTTAAACTCGTAAATGTCGTTAGGCCTTGGGCGGACATAAAGATTCTGTCCGTACAATAGTGCAATCGTCGGAGTATCTCGTATTTCAAATCTCCCGTCTGTGTAGGTATCTGTTACAGCGACATCGTCAAGTTGGGTAATTCCTGGTACAAAACCGCCTGCATCTGTGCTTATAACAGTAACATAGCCCATATAAGCTGACTCGCTATCACTTTCTGTGAGTCCTTCAAGAGCTTTTCTTGGCGTATGGTACCCTGTGCCATTCAAAGTTGCAGCAGCTACGGTTATCGAGCCTTCTGTGTCTATCTTGAGACTCCATGCACCATATTTGTTCTGCGGAATGGTATCACCGGTCAAATCAACCTCACTCGATGCCTTTGAATATGAAAATCCTGATATCCTGTAATCGAAAGCGGCGTGCAATACTTTAGTAGGATCGGTTCCAATAGATAGGCAGGGGTCGGTAATATACTGCTCATCCTCGTACCTGCTCAATCCATAGCTATTGAATGGAACAAAAGAATTAGACACCACAGGGGCATTTAAGCCGCCCTGGCCAGAAAAGAACATTTCACGATTCCGGCACAAAAGTATCTGGTTACCATTTATGGTAACAGGGTCGTCCAGTCGGTCTACATTTTGAGCAACTGCATAAACACCGGAATCGGTAGGCAATAATAACTGCGTGAAAAACCCGTCAAATTCGTCAACGCCAGCATCACTCGGAAAATGATTTACATAGTAATCATTTATTAGGTCGTTAACGTCGCTATCGGAAATGTCCGTAGTCTGGCTCCGACCAGTCTCGGCTCTCCATCTTGCTCTTATTTCGGCCAATGTCCATGTCAAAGCCATCTGTCACCTCTTAAAATAAGGGGGCGACCGCAAAGCCGCCCCCTGTCAAATCGTTAGTCAGGTACAACTGCCGTCCTAACTGCACCAAGTTTAGTATAAGATACTCCAATCCAACTATCAGCGGCATGGCAAGTAAACACAATCATATCTGTGTCTGTCGCCAAATACTCTGTTGCACCATCTGATGTATCAACATCGTTGATTGTATCGTCTCCGGCAGCTAAAGTCCTAATCTCAAAGTTAGAGCCAGCATTGCACATGATCTTAACAACAGTACCGATCGCTGGGTCGTTAGGTAGTGTTATAAAACCATCAGCATCATTAGTTGCTGTAACATTACCCACGCTTATGTCATCGTCTACTTGTTGTCCAGCACCTTCGGCGGCTGCGGCTGTCAATGTTTCACCTACGCCAACCTGTAGGCCCAAAGTGGCAGTTAAGGTCTCGTCAACTAATACTTTACCAGAGTCAACATGGAGAGCCTCATTGTTAGTCGTTTCAATCTCCACGGCATAAGCAGTTGTTGCTTGGTTGCTGCCTGTATCGATAAATCTTGCAAGGAAACCTTCCGCTGACGCTATTGGGGTTGCCGTATTAGTTATTTGCAATTGGCTTGCGCCAGCATGAGCAAGTGCTGTGTCAGCTTTTAAAGTCAACATACCTACGTCATCAGCACCAATCCAATTGCCAGCGGCACCATCAATAACCTGCAACCAAGTTGTTTGGTTAGCCGCTGATATTAGTTCGAGTAATTGAGTATCCGCCTCACTCGAATTGATTTGCAAGGCGGCACCAGTGCCAGAATGCGTAATAACAACTGTGTCGCTGTTTCCGGTAGTGTCGATGCCTGTCACAGTTAAAAGATTTCCACCGCTATCAATACCAGTAATAGTCTGACTCGCACCGGTAAGAATTAGCGAGCCATTTGTGTCGCCGTCCTGATCCCAAGTCATGTTAGAGCCAGCGGTATCAGCATAGAATATGTTATCTACGCCAGTGCCATCTACGCCAGTAGTAATTCCGCCGGTACTTGTAAGGCCAACAGCCGTAATGGCCCCAGCCTGACTAACACTCCAATTGTCACCAGCAATATCAGTCCCACTTGACTGGCTGTCTATTTCGATAGCGTTACCAGTTGCGCCAGTACCCATAGTAACCGTAAGGGCATCATTGTCGTTAGTGGCTTCATTCTGAACAATCGCCAATACAACATTGTTATCGGTATCGCTTGTAGTCATTGTGACGGCACTCGTATCGACATCTATCGCATTGCCGACATTGTAAGCCGCATCCAAAGATGTTGCTCCACCTGTAGCAAACTCCGTCCATGTCGTACCGTTCTTACTGCCATAGAAAGTATTTGCAGAACTGTCATAATACATCTTGCCCTCAACAATCGCATTACCAGAGGGAGCCGATATCGGTGTAAAAGTGAATGTACCTGCACCGATAGAATCCCTCAAGTACTGTGAAAGAGTTTCTGGATTTGATGCGATATCATAATCGATATCGGTTGCAACGTAACAGAAAGCGGATACAGTGACTACAATAGCGATAACGATCGCCAATAGCATGTTTCTTACCGTTACAAACCCACCTTCCTTGAGCTTCCTTTCTTTCTTTGGTTTCTTTTCGGCATCCTTCGCCAATTGACTGACCTTGGCCGCCAACTGTGCTTGATTGTCGAAAAGCTCCTGTAGAATTTTCTGCATTTCGTTAGGAGAATCGCACTCACTAAAAGTAACTATTCTTCTCATAATACGTCCTTTCTTAAAAGGTAGTACCCATGTCACGCATCGCTTCGTCTGAAAGAATAACCTGTAACATGAACCTCGGCTTAATTATTGGCTTATTACCTACAATCATTCCGGTATTATCATCATAAATCGGCTTACTATCTCGAAACGTCTTGGATTCAAGATGCCTTATGATCCTTACTGGAAGATTATATATCTCATTTGGCACAAGTTTAAAGCGTGCCATTTTCGATAGACCATTCGGATTCTTCTTCGGGTTCTTAGGGTCTCTGATACCAAGCCCACCATCACACATGAACTCCTCAACTGCATTGGGAAAATCCAGTGGTCGGAATTTTACTCTAACAAGCCGCTCTTTGGGATCGGCTATCGTGAATAATGCCGCCGACTGCTCATTCAATGTCTTTGCCGAAGTCACTTTGTCCTCATAAACCCTTATCAACTGGTCGACAACAACATCCTTTTTCAATTTTTCGTCAACAGAGAGACCAAACTCTTCTTGTGCAATATCGCGGAGTTCTTTGATTCCTAATTTGGATATTCTTTCTTTAAACGATACGTTCTCAACTGGCTGTGTGCCTGTTTCCATAATATCACCTTTCTAAATTGTTACAGTAAGACCGGGTTAGTTACATCTGCATCGCCCATGTTGCTTGACTTGTCGTGCATTTCTGCTGTGAAGGCATGAATTTCACCATCAGTACAGACAGAAGCGCCAACAGTGAAGCCCTGAACGCCCTGATTTTGAATTACTGATTCACGGGCAGTCCAAACATTGCTCTGGTCATCAGTAACGGTATCACCTGAAAGCGTTGGCCATGTAGGTTCAGTTCCGTACACACCAGTTGAGGTTGTACACTCGTAGACAAGGCCAGTCTCATTGCCTTGGCTTGGCTTTGTGACCGTGCCGAGAGCGGTTGTTGTTCTCGCTGTTGGCTGTGCTGTACCAGCTACGAAAGCGTCCGGCAAATCTGCACCAATAAGACCTTCGCCATTGGGTGCGGGCAACATCTGCTTAACAACAGCCGTGTCGTAGGCGGTAATGCCTGTTGCGGCTGTACTTGGTACTGATTTTGCACCAGCAGTGTCAAGTATGCCATACTGACCAGTAAGAGCGTCAGTATCACCCATAACTTTTAGCCATTCATAGACCAACTCGGTACCACCAACAGCAGTCGTCAGCTTAACTCTGTCTGGTACGAAACCGCACTCAACATTAACAGCGGCATCACTTGCTATATATGTTCCACTTATAATTTGACTCATTGTAAGTCCTTTCTTATTAGCCGTTAGTACAACTTAAAACAATAATATTTGCATCGTTTAGGATTCGTGCTACCTGCCACATCTTCCAGCCGATAGTTGTGCGCTGTTCCAGTGGGTCAGCAGACCCTGCGGAGCCTAAACCGTTAATGATACTCTTTGCATTCCCACCACTGATATCAACAACACCGTAAGCGTTCTTGCCAACTATTGGATTCAAGTAATTAGAACCACTCGTCGCACCCTGAGTGCTTGTCAACCAGCGGATTCCATCGGTCGAACCCCATTCAGCAACATCAACGCCCTGCTGCGCTGCGTAATTAGCCATCTGCTTGAAACCAGCTACGGCCTCAAGGTCATCCTCCAAGTCAGTGTGTGCCAGCCCGAAGTAAGATGGACGAATTGGAGATGTGCCCTGACCCGTACCGCCTGCGATAAGGCTGGTAATAAAGTCAGAATCGCTTGATCTAAGTGCCTGCCTCGCAGTCTGGATGTCGGTTTTGTTCAGCAAGGTAGCTGTAGGCGTACCGTTTGAACACGTCAGCGATGAAGCTGAATTAGCAAGTATGTCTCTCGTAATCTGATCCATTGTGTTCTGAATCTGGTCGGCCTGGAGTTCCACCTCTTTTGTAATATTTGGGTCTTCAACCGTCAAATCGACAACATCACTGATAATAGCGAAATCACCAAATTGACTTGCAACAGCAATAAGGTCTACCTTAGCTTGCTGATGGCCGTTTGGAGTGATACCCTCTGTCAATGGTGTCGTCGCTGCGGAATAGCGATCATACCTACGAAATTTCACTGTCTTTCCGCTCTTTGAAGCAATTGAGAACTTCTGTGCGAACCTGTTGAAGATATATTTCGGAAAATTCGGCTCTAATAGCGTTCTTTCATAAAATATACCAACAGCAGGATCAACTTGTGTAGTAGTCGTTAAATTGTCACTCATAATTCGTTACCTTTCATTTGTTCGTATTGCTCATGCTTTACTAACAATATTTTGCTTGTAGGCCTTAAACTCTTCGTCTGACATGGCCCTGATAGCAGCGGCCTTGTCAAGCGAACCAACCCCAGCTACAGCAGATACAGATGTTTGGCTATTTGCTTGCTGAATCGTCTGATTTGCTTGCTCGGAGAGTTTTTGGGCGGGCGGCTTATTAGCCTCTGCAACCTCAGCCATATAAACTGGGTCTTTTGATGCCAACTCGTAAGCCAATATCGCAGCGTTGTTACCCGCACTTTGTAAAGCTGTCGCAATACTCGGATTAGATTGTATTACTCGTGTTAATGGTGGAGAATACATAAATTGACCAGTAAGCGGGTCTACCGCACCAACGACTTTTGCGAAATCAGGCTTCGAGGCTATGTAACTCTGTACGCTCGCTTGGGCTTGATAAGACGCAGCCGTTCGCCTCGAAACCTCGTCGTTTACCTGGGCTTGCTCTGCTCCTGTCAAAATATTTTCAGGGTCAATTCCTAATTCCTTCATTACTTGCAGTGTCAAGCTCTCTTTTGTCGGTTGCTGGACTGGCTGCTGGACTGGCTGCTGCGTGAGTTTAATGTAATTCTCAAGCTCTGCAACTCTATCAGAAGCAATTTTCTTAGCTTCGTTAACTTCCTTGAAGCGATCATAAGGAACTGGCCCGTTCTCCTCTGCGCCCTGAGCAGGGGCAACATCGGCCTGCGGTACGCCCGCAGCCTCTGCGTTTATGCTCTCGTCAGTAGCGACTGGCTGACTTACGCTTTCAGTGGTGGCGGCTTCCACTACGCCCGAAGCAGTGGCGAACTGCTCATTGTTTACGCCTTCTTCGATATCCATCTTGCAACCTTTCTTTATGCAACGCAGTTTGTCGGCGTTGCGATTAATAAAAAACGCCCGCACACCTCACGGTGAGGTAATACGAGCGTCTATTTGTTAGAGTAACTCCGGTACTTATTTAGTTTTTAATCTTCTTTTTGCCAGACTTTCCACTTTTGTTCTTTTCTATTCTTGCCCACGCCGCATCCCACTTCTTGCGGTCAACTCGCCGGTATGTATCACCCTTGCCCATTATTCTTCAGGAACCTCCAACGCCTTTATTCTGTCGTCAAGAGACCTTAAATAATCGATAATCCCTACTTCGTGTGCTTTCTGTCCGTCCTCTGTGGTTTTGTTCTGGCCGAAAATCAAAATTTCATGCCTGTTTATCATGTCATTTTGTACCGAGTCCAGACGGGAACCATTGTCGTCACCAAAATACGCCTTCCATTCAGTGGGCAATTCACCTTCACCCCATTGTGGCCGCATTTCAGTGCCGAAAAAGAGCAAGACACCCAAAACTACCACTAATAACATTAGCAATAGTACTTTGTGTTTAATAATAAGTTTTTTCATAATGTTCCTTTCTTGCCGTTAGTCGGTGTCAATAAATTGTTTGTTCTCGCTTATTTCCACACCAACCTCATGGATTAAATTGGCGTGAACCGTCTTACGCTTCCCTTGTAAGTTAAACGAAATTTTACCATAAAACAAGGGAAAAGCAGAGATGAGTATCTTACCAGCTGCTTTAAGTGCTATATCTTTCTGTTCCTGATCCATTCCTAATCCCTCCCGTATACAATAGGCATATTTACACCACATTGAGCAACTGTCTTACTCTCAAGTTCAACATCAAAGCCCTGAATCATTGGTTTATCCGGCGGCAAAATGTAAATAAAACGAACCTGGCCAGTCTTGTTATTGACATAGACCAAAGATGTACCAACTAATGGGACAGGAGGAACCTTATTTTTATTCAGTAATATAAAACGATGGCTCATCACGCGCTTTTTTGACAAATCAACCGTCTTTGTCTTGTTTTTGTGCGGCCTAACACCGGAATCCTCACCATGCAAAAGCTCGTTATTATTACCATATGCGGGAACGCCAGTATATCCATCTTTCATAAATATTAAAATGTAGTATGGTTGCGAATAACCACTTTTTGAGTTAATAATACGCTCAAGATGGTCGTGGAGTATTTTTGTAGCCCACTCCTTTACATCGCCTACCGTCATGCCCTTAATGTCCATTATTCACCTGCCTTTTGTGGGGGTTGGTTCATTTTCTGCTGCTCAATACTTAGCCTGCCCAAATCCGAAATAGTCTTTAAGGTCTGGGCTTGGTTCTTCATCTGGATATCAATCGGAACGCCGCTCGATTTGGCCTCGTTAAGCTCGGCTGCCGTTAAACTCTTGATAGCATCCGCACGGCTCTCCATCGCTGCGGCATTCTGCATCTGAATTGTAGAGTCGAGGGCGGCAATCGTCATATCCTGTAATTGGTTCTGTTGCTGGATTTGTCGCTGCGACTGCTCCATCGCCGCTTGCTCCTGTTTTTGCATCTTCTCAAGCAACTCGGTATTCATCTCAATTGGGGCAAGCTCAATTAGGTCACCCCAAGATACAGGGGCAGGATCACCCATCTCCGCACCAGAACGCTTGATGTTCATCAACTCCTGATACCGCGTGTTGCGCTGGGTGTCTGTGATTGGTGCCTCGGAAACAACAGTATCAAAAGTGCCGAAATCCTTAGATGAAAACGATTCTGCGGGCTGCCTACCCAATATACGAACAACCTTCTCGTATGGATATTGCTGCATCAACTTCAATATCTTTCCGCCTATTATATTCTGAGAAGTACTAAGGTCGTCAAATAAAGTCCGAGTGCCGACCATTCCGGCACCTATGCGAATCTGAGAGAGAACACCGGATATTAAATTCTTCGTAGATTGCGGCTGCTCACCTAACATATCGGGGTTTAGGCCGATAGTCTTAGTCATTGAATCCTCTAATATTTGGTGCAATTCCAGGTTCCCACCAGGAAATGCGGGCACTTGTCTATCCCTTGCCCTATTCCCCGCCAAAGCACCCTCCTTGAACATCCTCGGTTTCGTGCCAGTAGCATAAGCGTCTTCAAGGTCTACCAGCGATCCTTCTTCAAAATCAAGACCATTTGCTATACTGTTTTCGTACCACGAAATCATAGACAATATCCGCTTGCTCTCGGCCCGCTGAATCTCCCGTAAGCTGCGGACAAGACCCTGTAATTTCCAATCAAAAAGGTTGTATTCAGGGTCGTAATAACACCAAATCGGCGTAAAACTAAAGTCTCCAATGCCAAACGGATCAATTTCAGTATTAAAATGCTCGCCATTAAGAAACGCAGATACCTCAACCGTCTCCTTTAGGCGATTGATTACCGCAATTGACTCGGCGGGGATACCTCTCATTTGTAGCAATATCGGCAATTGCTCATCTAACTGCTTGCGAGTACCCTGCCATTCCTGCTCCGTGCCATCGAACCTGTTTATGATTACGATCTGCTCTTTTGTCGTCCGTTCCTGAAACTCATCATAAGCAATCATCTTCTGGCCGTGAACCAGTGGGGTCACGTAGTTCGGAAACTTCTCGTCAGTACCTTGTCGCTCATTGTCTATTTTATCTACCTTGCCATGTTGACCTTCTGGCAATAGTATCTTTGCCTGGTCTTTTGTGATAAACTTGCGAATTATGCCATAACGGCAATCGCTAAGATTTAACCTCGTAAAACTTGGGTCTAACAAAAATTGGGTATAAAAGAAATGGTCGAGCTTGGTATTGGAATTGACGTCGTTGTAGGCATTAACCAGCGTTAGCCCTGTTTTTAAGGCATGTTCAAACGACTTTGTTATAACCTCATAACCATTGCACCGCTGCATTACATAGGACACCAAATCCGTAAAATCACTCGCCGCCCGATCGTCAGACCCCTCGATTGGGTCATACTTGATACCCTTTCGGTGGTCGGCCTGAAAACCCGATAACCACTTAACCAATCGGCGTATAAGCTGGATATTCAGTATGTCCCGACCCTGCAATCTCAGCCTCTGCTTTTCGTCGGCGGTGTAGATATCACCGAGATATGCCGCTATATCTTTTTTTGCGGCGGCTTGCCACGCCCCGAAAGACGGCCACGCCTGATTATACGCCTCTGTGTAATCTGCTTTTTTGTCTCGCTCTTTTGCCATGTTTATCCTCAAAAACCCCGCTAACTATCAGGAAATACGGGAGAATAGATTTTTAGCCACTATCAAGCATACTTCCTCTTCGTTTGCCGCCACAAATTCCTTAACTCCGGATTGCCGCGGCTAACCACTACATTTTCTATCGCTTTTGTTAGATACCTGAAACTGTCAGCCGGGTGAGATGCCCAGTCATGAACAGCCCGCTCCATATATACTTTCAGGGCTTCATTATAGTCGCGCCTGTAGTTCATTAGCCCTACAATGCCATCTTCGCATTTTATAGCATCAAACCAGCATCGGGGCAATGTCTGCATAACCCTGTTAATTCCAAAATCAACATTTATTTCACGCTCCAGTCTCACAACCTCATAGCCGAGCTTCTCTACTGACCTGGAAAGCGTGGTATTCGAGGTCATCTCTCGCTTATTGCTATCGTGTGGCATGAAAAACCGCCCATATATATAGCCGCAATCGGCTTTCCGCTTTTGCAAAATGTCAACATAAAACTCAATAGCCTTCCCTGTGTTCTGGTAGTAGTCTACGACGTGAACTTCGTGCCCGACGAGTTGGAAGAACCAGATAGAAGTGCAATCGAAACCCACGTCCCACGCTGTGTGAACAGGACAGCTTGCATCATGCGGAACACTGGCAATATGTCCTTTTCTGCGTAATTCAGCAATAATCTTGGCGTAATACGCTCCTTCCAGGCCAAGCTCGAATGAGCAATAAAACTCCTGCTCTATCATTGCATCAGTCATACCGGCTGCTCGCTCGTCTTCTATGGCCTGTAAAGTAATAGCTCCGGTGTCAACAACAGTCAGCCGTGAACAGAACCAGTCCCTATTCTCCTTCGCCATATCATAGAGGTCTTTAGCATGATTGTACCCGCGGGGGGTGAAGTTAAAAGCGCCCCAGCCATCATTCTCGGCCAGAATGGGCCGGACATAATCCCAACCACGAGGGTTTTGAAGTGAATACTCACTAAATACCACGCCCACAGGGTTAGTCCCTACCACATCCAACCGGTCGGTGCCAATAACCTGCATGATCGATCCGTTCACAGCCTTAATCTGCATAATATCATTCTTCCTGGTCGGGAAAGCCTCCCGCGGAAAGTGGTCTATAAACGGCACGCCGTCCCTATCCATTCCGTCCCAAAGTATCTTTCGGCCAAGCGTCTGGGTAGGAAAGTAATAGTAGTAAGTCCCGACTCGCTGGTACATCTTCTTCGCCATGAAGTTGATGAAAGTCAAGTCTTTCCCGCTTCGCCGGTGCCACACACACACCGCTCGCTTCACACCGCCGTCCATCGCTTGCAAAAACGGCAATTGATAGCTCCTGGGCTTATAATTATAGGGTAGGGTTAGATTTGCCATAGTCAACAATATCAATCTTGATTTCGGACTTTACGTCATGCTCGTGCTTGTCCCGCATATCACTACAATTAACCGCGACAAACTTGAAGCTATTCGCCGGTGCCAAGCCAGAGAGTCCCACATCTATCAGCCATTGCTTCCGAAGTTTCATCGCCACATTGTAGGCCTTGCAAAACTCGGGATGAAATTGGTCGCCTTTCTCATCGACCCAGCGATAAACCGTAACATAGTCCACGCCGACCGACTTCGCAAAGCCCAAAAGCGAGGGCATTCTTCTGTATTGCCTCTTCCCCTCTTCGATACTGACATTCCCGTCTCCGTCCCGCCTTTCTGTCCTTGGTGTTTCCCACGGTTCTACATCGAAAAACTTGATTATATCTTGACAGAACCTCTCCTTGTAACGGCTCGGCCTGCCAGTCTTCTTTGTGTAATTATATTTTCTTTTGGCTTTTTCTTTGGCCATATCGTATTCCTAAAAACCCAAGTGTCTAATTATTGTTTCCCGAATATTATTAAACTTTTTTTATTCCCGTAAGCCCTTACTTTGTCTCACCTTGCGATTTGGTGCTATGTTTTTCCTGATTTTTCTTTAAGTTTACCCTTGCCTTTGTCCGATGTTGATCGTATAATCTTGTGTAAATGAATGTTAATCTTTTTAGGAGACTGGAAATGCCGCTATCACTTGCAATCTGCTTAAACGTCGCCCTTATTGTGGGCTTACCTATATTGTTGATTACTTTTACGAAAAGGAGTTAAAATGTACACAAAAGGAAAATGGAAAAATGAAAGGTATGGCGCAACCATAGCAATCTGGGCTGTTCCAGAAGGTGGAATGAAAACAATGGTTGCTAAAGTTAACGATTCTAATAGGGACATGGAAGCCAACGCCCGCCTGATTGCCGCTGCCCCTGAACTACTGGAGGCGTGCAAGGGTGCATTAGATAAGTTTGACGTAATCGCCGCCAAAATGGGCTGTTCAACGCAAGGAACAGATTGCGACACGTTAACAGTAAGGCAACTTCTCGAAACTACCATTGCCAGAGCAGGGGGTGAATAATGGAAATCCCTGTATTTTTGGCCAGAAAACAGCTTGCGGCAATGCTGAATATCTCTACCCGAACGCTCGACAATTATCGCGAGCAAGGTATACTGCCCGAACCCATACTCAAAGGCAAGTCGCTGCGTTGGCGGCTCGACGAAGTACTTGAAGCATTAACAAACAAAGGAGAGTAAATATGAAAGCCGTTATTGAAAAAGTCGCAAAACTCCTAACCTCGCCGGTCTGGGTTGCTGTTGACAAAAAGACCGAAACTCTCACCGAAACCATTGTAGTTAATGGCAAGCAACTAAAACACCACAACAAAAAAGAGTCCGTCAGGTGTAATATCGGTGTAATTGATTACCAGAGCAAGGCAGAGGCGATGTATATCGCAGGTGTTATACAAAGAGCAATTGAAGCCGCTCCTGCCTTTAAACCGAAATAACATCATTCTCCCCGAAACCGTCAGGCTGGCTTACGCTGGCTTGGCGGTTTTTATGTCCAACAACTATTAACTTGTAAAAGAACCGTTTTTAGACCTCACTGCTTCGCCGTCAGGGCCAAAACTCAAGGCAAGGGGTAGTTTGATACCCCCCAAAAAGTACTTCTCGCCGATTCGCCAGGCGGGTTCGGCGGAACCTTTGTTATCTCTGCCACTGGCAAAGAAATTCATTCAACTGTTAGGAAATACTTAATGGTTCACTGGAGATTATCCTTCCCCATTTTTGCCCAATGCCATTTTTTAACATCTAAAACTGCTTTCATTCGGTGATAAGTAGATAAATGATTAAACAATAGCTTAAATAGCCACCAAACCAATCTGGATTTTAGAGTCGTTTTTATTATATTCCCCTCAAATTACTCTCATACAACCGATTGCCTGCTCGAAGGTCTTTTTGCTGACTTCGGATTAATCTGCATAATTCCCGCGTGGCAGCATGAGCCGCCATTAGTTCTCTATGTAGCCTTCTTCTTTGACTTTTGTGTAGCTTCTTCATAGTAACCTAAAGTCGCGCCAGTAGTAACAAATTGCAATAATGCAAGATTGTAGATAGACCCCGCCTATCTAAGTCACACTTTTTGTTAACTTGGGTAGGCGGAGGTGTCTGCAATGAACGCTGAGTTGCAGATGAGCCGTTGGTTAATTTCAGCCTTTTCGCAGTCGTATGCGGGTAGTTAACTTCTCCCTGCTTTCGCAGCCTCAGATCGGCGGGCGGTCAAATTAGAGGTCTTTATAAAACACGACACTGCTGTACTGGTTGCATCCTACCGAGCCGATGCAGATTGCTTGTGTAATGAGCCTAAGCCCCCGACTGTTACACGCAGCCATATTTAATTGTCCGGCACTCAAGTATCTTATACCGGTTAAAACTTCCTTACTATTTTATTTTCGTCGATCTCGTCAAAATCTTCAAAGGTCGGTTCTTCTGCGTCTATTAAATCCCAATATCCGGAACACGTTCGCAAGTCGTCTAATTGACAGCGCCAACATCTTTCACCTATCGAAGCTGCTCCGCAAATTTCACATTCCATTGTTGTATCTCAAAATAAAACTTAACCCTACAATCTATTATCGTCTATATCGGATACAAAGTCAAGGACAAAATAGACTTTTTTGAAAGATTTTTGAAGTTTTTTTATTTGGTATTTCAGCAAGTCTTAATTCACCAAGTGTCTAATCACAAAAACAGATATTTTTCCTTGAGAGAGATATTTTTTTTTCGCCTGTTATCCTCGTTTGTGTACTGCTATCGCCGTTTTGGGATGTTTTTTGCTAATTCAGAAAAAAGAGTGTTGTACTTTTAAGGTTGTGCCGATATAATATTACAGACGAACGAAATTTCATAGGAGTAAATAATGGAAATACATATTAACGACAAATTCGTAATAACAAGCGATGAATACAATTTCATCTTAAACACAAAATCAATCATCCAATCCGGCAAGAACAAAGGCAAAGAGAGAACGAA